AATTTGTTCTACTGTCATCTTTGTCTAATCCTTATCTCTTTGTTTTTAATTGGAAACTGATTTACAAAGAAATATCTTAACATATCAGTTCCATGGTCATGTTTTCCGTCTTTTATTGGTTCTGGCTTTAAATCTTTACCTTCTTTTGCCTCGGGATAGCGATAATTCTCTAAATCTATCGCCATATTAGTACAGCTCTTGTCCAAATGAAAGAACCTCTCCCCTTGTGCATTTTCTATATATCCCCTGACATGACTTATACCTGAAGCTATGCTTCTTGATGTTTTATCTCTTACACTATGCACTTGTATGCCATGTCTTCTAAAAATCTCTATATCTCCTAGCCCCGATTGACCTTGAGCTTGATGTCCTGCTGGATCACCATAATACCTTCTTACATTATAAGGCTTCGCTTTAATCTTTGCAACTAGCTCATCTGTCTTAATATTATGCTCATGCAAAATCTCATCTATCATATTTATATGCCAAACGCCTTGAACCCTATAAATTTGAAACCATCCAACAGCAGGTTGCCTATAACCGAAGTCAATGGAGCAAAATGTTGGAAGATTTGGGTTGTATGAAAAGTTGCCCATATCGAGATTTCTATCAAACGGATATACCCGCCCCTCAAATGATGTAAACTGACTTCCATACTCTTGCTCATACAACTCCTTAGACATATTCCTTTTTCTCTCAAGGAGGAAAGGGTCGTCTTTGCCTAAAGGGAAGGCGTAATTGTTTTCCCAAGAAGGAGCTTGATGTGATTCCCATAAATCGTCAGTTTTCCCAAGGAGGAAAAGGTCATAAACCCAATTAAAACCCTCAGGAGTAGTTATAAAGATACATTTACCTTTTCTATCACTAAGAGTCGGAGATAAATACATATCCCATATTCGCCTTTTTACCTTAGCACACTCATCTATGATTAACAAATCAAGACCTTCTCCAACTAGAGAATCGGGATTATCGGCTGATTTAGCTTCTACTACTGTACCCCATTTAAACTTAATATACCTATCTTTTTCGGATGCCCTTATAATATCGTTAGCTCTGCCTACTACCATCTTCTGCCAGACTTCTCTAAACATTAAATCGGCTTTTTCGTAGGATAAACCAACCATCCATATTCTTTTGTTGGGTTGAGAAGCAATATAAGTAGCCTCCATTGCAGAAGCTGTTGTCTTCCCAAATCTTCGACCACAAACCATAACAAAAAATCTAGCACTCTCCTTTCTAGGATAGTGTAGTTTTGTTTGACCATTATGGGGCGTATAATCCATAAAATCAAACCATTTTTTCTTATATTCAATTTGCTTTGTCATCAAATACTTGCAAAATACAAGTATATTAATTTAAGTTATAGTTATGGGATTATGCAAGATATTGCATTTTCCCGCTAATTATACACAAAATATAGGAGGGCAGTATGTCCGAAGAAACAAAAGTAGCAACCGAAACAGTTAGTGAGGAAACTACAAAAGAAACCACTAATGAATCGACTGACAATAGTGCGTTAATTGCAGAAAGCAAAAAGTATAGAAAAAGGTCGCAGGAAGCTGAAGCTCGTTTAGCAGAGTTAGAGGCAAAGCTTACAAAAGCTGATGAAGCTAAGATGATAGAAGAAGGCAAAAAAGATGAATTGATTGCAAAATATCAATCTGAAAATGAGTCTTTAGTAGCTAATTCTGAAAAGTGGGCAAAATATGAAGAAGCCAAAAGAGCATCTTTAATTGAAAAGCATCCTGAAGAAGATAGAGAAGCATTGGCATCATTGCCTTTGGAGACTCTTGAATATGTAACTAATAAAATTAATAATGCTAAGGCAAATGTTCCTGAGGTAGCTGGAAACCCGAGAGGATTGAAGGAAGTTCCGAAAGATTGGACAAATATGGATATGTCCGAGCTAAAGGATAATTGGGGAGACATTCTTAAAAATGCCGAAGCTAAACTTAAAAGTAAGGAGTAGTCAAAATGGCTCATTTTAATACAACAACAGGTGCGGTCTTTATACCTGAAATTTGGTCAGAAGCTATATATAAGTATTTTGAAGCAGGTTTAAAATTAAGAGGCTCAGTAGATGATTATAGTGCATTGGTTAAATCTAGTGGCGATACGATCAACATTCCTAAAATTGCTATGGATGGAAC